AGCGTCCCGCCCCATCCCTCGCCGTGATCGAAGATCGTCGCGCTCCACTCGCTGGCGATCACGCGGTACCCACGTGCCTCAATGTGGCCGATTGCGCGGCGCGCACAAGCGCGGGCTGCGTCGCTCGCGTCATCGGGCCAAGGCTCGCCCGCGTAGTGCGCCTCAACGCATGCGTGCGCCTGCGTTCCTGCGTCGGCTGCGTCCTGCCTGCGACGAAAAGGCGCAAGCCTACCAGTCTCGATTGCCTGCGCGTGAGGCTGTCCGCCGTCGATGATCGCGGCGGCCGTAGCCTCGGCAGCGACGCGCGCGGCCCACGGAACGAGCGCCGGCTTGTCGAGCACCCCGAGCACCGTCGTAACACCTGGCAAGCGCTTCCCGTTGTCGTCGCGGTACTGCCTGCGCGGTTTCTTCTTCGTTGTCATGCGTCTCCCCACTCTAGATTGATCTCGATCCCGTACTGCCTTGGCTCGCCCTTGCGTTGCGCGTACCGCCACACAATCGGACCTTTCGGCCCGTCGTCGACGCCCCAGAAGTAGGCGACCTCGTCGCGGATCGACTTGAACGCGCCCGCAAGATTGTCGTCGTCAAGCGCGCGCGGCGCGATCCTGGTCAGCGTGCACGTCGTCGGCGGCGTGTCGCCCGACAACATTGGTCGACGATGGCAACGCAGCGCAGCGCCGACGATGGCCCGCTCCGTCTTTGCCCGCTTGGCGCGCGCGGTCCAATGCACGCGCGCGTTGAGCGCGGCACCGAGGCGTAGCGGGATTGCAATCGTCGTCATTCCCACACCTTGACGCTAACCGCTTGCGCAAGCTCGTCACCGAAGACGCGGGAAAGCCCCTCAATAGCGCGGTCGTCGGGGACGCTGCGCTCCTGCTCCCATTGGCAAACCGCCTGGCGAGTCACGCCGCACGCGGTGGCGACGTGCGCGAGGCTGAAGTTTCTGCCCACGCGCAGCGCCGCAAGGCGCTCGCCGTCGAGTCGGATTCTTTTAGGTCCACGGTATCGGTCGATCACGTCGTTCTCCAGAAAAAGGCGCCCCGAATCCCTTGCATAACGTCCTCCGGCGGTTTGCCGCGCTCGGGGCCACACGCGGCGGGGCTCTTCAGCTTTCGCCGTCGCTGGATGCGCCGCGCGAGTCGACTGCACGACGCGAAAGGAACGCGGGCGCAGGCTTCGCGGCAGGCTTCGGCGCAGCAGCCGCAGCACCGGCGGGACGCGCAGCAGGCTTCGGCATCGGCGCACCGGCAATCGCCTCGCGCTTCTTGATCTTGTTGCGCGCCTCCCAATCGCCCTTCGCTGGCTCGACATCGACAGCGGCGACGCACTCGCGACCGACGCACGGGAGGAGGTCGCCACCGCCGACACCGTAGGCCGACATGAGACGCACGACGTCCGCGCGACCGCGGGCCATCACTTTGCCGTCGGCGTGAGCGACGACGTAGCGGCTCCAGATCTTGCGCCCGGCGTGCGCGCCGTCGACGATGGTTTCCTCGACGTTGGCAAGCACCGTCGAGGGATTGTTCTTGCTCGGCTGCACCTTCGCGCTCGTGCACGCCACCTGGTACCGGCCGGGCGGCAGGAGATCGAAGCTGGGCGCCTCGATATCCTCGACATTGAAGCCAAGCGCCGTGCTGCTGTTGTTGTTCTCGCCGTCCACATCCCACTCAGACATTGTGATCCTCGCTGCGTAGTGCGGGCGCCTATCTCCCGCGGTTGGCTGGTGGCCCGTAACGTGGGCCAGTCGTTTAGCCGTCGCCGTCGCCGTCGCCGTCGCCGCCGCCGTCGCCGTCGCCGCTGCCGTAGCCGCCGCCGTAGCCGCCGCCGTCGCCGCCGCCGTAGCCGTAGCCGTCGCCGTAGCCGTCGCCGCTGCCGTAGCCGTCGCCGCTGCCGTAGCCGCTGCCGTAGCCGTAGCCGTAGCCGTCGCCGTAGCCGTCGCCGTCGCCGCTGCCGTTCACGACGACACTCCGAACGATGCGGAGACAGCATCGACGACGTCGAGCACGCGACGCACGCCACCGAGCGCCGTGACGCCTGGAACCTGAGCCGTCACAGACGGCGACGACGGGTCAAGGCCACGCACGGCGAGATCGCTAACGCTGCCGTCACCCGTGCGCCCCGCGACGTAGTACCGCCGCAGGTGGCGCGCTTCAGTCAGTTTTACGCCAGAAACACCGTCCCACGCCGCTGCACCACCGTGCATCATTCCGACGTATACTCCGCAATCACCAGCCACAATCACGAGACTCTTAATTGGTTCCATGTTTTCTCCTTTTTATTAGTACGTTTCAGCCTGCGATCTTTGCCACGACGTGCCCGAGGTCTGCGGGCTCAAGCCCGTCGAGCTTGCCGCTGCGATCCTTCGCCACGGACTTGCCGTCCGTCGACGTCAGCAAGTAGCGCGATGCGATCTTGCCGCCGTTGCCGTCGTCCTCGTCGATCACGACGAGGCGGAAAACCTCGTCGAAGAGATAGGGCAGCGCCTCACCAAGCTTCGCACCTGGCATGCCGATGCCATGCGAGACGCGCCCCGTCGCCTCGTCCTTCGTGCTGGCGAGCTTGGCGCTGAAATACACGCCACACGACAAGTCGCGGAAGGCGCGCATGATCTTCAGCATTTCGTCGCTGAGCGCGCCGTACGCCTGCCGCGGATCCTTCGTCTTCGCTTTCTCCGCAGAAAGCACCACTTCGCCAATCTCGCTCACGCTGTCGAGCACGACCCACGCATACCCATGGTCGCCAGCGCGCAATTCTGCGTAGACCGCGCGCAGCGCCTCGATTGACGTGACCTCGACCACATCTGCGTCGATGTCCGCGCCGGCGAGGCTGAGAAGCCCGGCTTCTGCGGAGATGATCAGGATCTTGCCCGTGAGGCTGGCAATCAGCGTCGTTTTGCCGACGCCGGCACCGCCGTAAACGAGGATCTTGGGTGCGCGCGCGTCGACGGCGTCGCGAAGGCTTTTCTTTGTGGTCAGCATGGTCTGTGTCTCCTTCAGAAGGAAAGGATCTGGAGCGTGTCGCAGGCGGCGTCGAGGGTGGACCCGAGCAGCACCGGGCCGTCGTGCCAGCCATAACGCAAGCGCCCGTCGGTGCCGCGCGAGCTGCGGCGCTCGATCTTGCGGCCGAGGTAGTGCTCAATCGCGGCGCGAAGAAAGGTGTTGTAATGCATGGTCGTTGCTCCCTGTGTCGGTGTAATCAGCCCTGACCGTTCGCGATGGCTTCTGCGCACAACTTGCGGGCAACCGCGCGCGTCGTGCGCTTGCCGGTATTCGGATCGCGAAGCCAATCACCCTGCGAATCGCTGTCGTTGTTCGGGGCGAGCGCAATGTCGCACCAAATCGACATGTCATAATCTCCGACTGAAAGTGCCTCGCGGCGAAGGCTGCGGATGTCGTCGTTGCTGATCATCGTGGTCGTCATTGTCTGCTCCCTGTTTACCGGGTCGCTCCGTGCGCCCCGTGAAAGCACTCTACGCGTGATCTGTGGTGCTGTCAAGCACGCGCTAGACAAAAGACGCAGATCGGGCTAGAGTGGCGTCACAACGCGGCGAGGCGCTGCGTGGGAGGCAGATCAATGGAACAACTAGGATTCGGCGTCGGAGAAAAGACGCAGCCGAAGATCGCGCGTGCGTGGGCCATGCCTGATGCCAACACATTCTCAATCAAGCCAATCCGCGATCTGATCGCGCGCCACCTGACCGAAGGCGTCTGGCTTGATCCGTTTTCGCGCTTGTCGCCGTTCCGCGCTCGGACAATCACGAATGATCTGTCACCCGAATTCGACGCCGACTATCACGAAGAAGCGGCTGTCTTTCTGGCTCGTTTTTCCGGCGTCAAGGTTGACGGCGTGCTTTTCGACCCACCCTACAGCCCGCGCCAAATCTCGGAGGCGTATCGCGGCGTCGGGCGCGAGGTGCATACGTCGGACACGTCGTCCGCGTTCTATGGTGAACGAAAGAGACTTGCTGCGGCGGCGGTGCGTAGTGGTGGCAAGGTGCTTTGCTTTGGCTGGAACAGCGGCGGCATTGGATCGGCAAACGGCTTTGACCTTGTCGAGGTGCTGCTAGTGGCGCATGGCGGCGCGCACAACGACACGATCTGCACCGTCGAGGTGAAGCGATGAGACTCCGTGACTACCAACAGGAAGCGGTCGACGCGGTGATCGCGTACTGGGGCAAGGGCGGCGCCAATCCTCTCGTCGAGGTGCCGACGGGCGGCGGCAAGAGTGCGATCCTTGGCGAACTGGCGCGCGTCGTGGTCGAAGAGTGTGGCGGGCGCGTCGTGATCGCCACGCATCGCGCTGAGCTGATCGAGCAAGATGCGGCGGCGTGCCGTCGGGTGTGGCCGATGGCGCCCTTGGCGGTGTGGTCTGCGTCGTTGAACAAGCGGGGCACGGCGGCGATCACGGTCTGCGGCGTGCAAACGGTGGCGAGGAAGGCGCGCGATCTGGGCGTGGTCGACGTGCTGATCGTCGACGAAGCGCACCTGATCCCGCCCGAAGGTGCTGGCCAGTATCAAACTTTGGTGCGTGGCTTGCGCGAGTCGAACCCCGCGCTGCGGATCGTGGGCCTTACCGCGACGCCGTACCGCCTCGGACAGGGCTACTTGACGCAAGGCGATGGCGCGTTGTTCAGCAGCATCGTCTACCGCGTAGAGATCCCTCGGCTCGTCGCTGCGGGGCACCTGGCGCCGTTGGTGACGGGCAGCGTGGGCGCGCAGATCGATACGTCGACGCTTGCCATCCGCGCGGGCGAATTCGCGGCGCGTGACCTCGAGCTAGCGGCGGATATTGCGGAGGTAACCGAGCGCGTGGCCGACGACGTGGCGGCGGCGCTCGCTGCGGGGCGGACATCGGCGCTGTTGTTTGGGTGCTCGGTGGCGCACGCCGAGCACCTGCGGGACGCGCTCGCGGCGCGTGGCACAGAGTGCGCGGTGATCACCGGCGAGACAGAGCAATTCACGCGGCAGGCGGTGATCGGGCGGTTCCGCAGGCGCGAGCTTGCGGCGCTCGCGTCTTGCGACGTCTTGACCACCGGTTTTGACGCTCCGTGCGTCGACGTGCTTGCGGTCGTGCGCGCTACCGCTTCGCCCTCGCTGTATGTGCAGATCGTGGGGCGCGGCATGCGCCCTGCCGACGGCAAGCGCGACTGCCTGGTGCTCGACTACGGGGGCAACATCGCCCGGCATGGCCCCGTCGACGAGGTCAAGATCAAGCCCAAGTCGAAAGGCGAAGGCGGGATGCCGTGGAAGATCTGCGACAACTGTTCCGCGGTGCAACCCGCAGGCGCGCGAGTGTGCAGCGAGTGCGACTACGAATTCCCGGAGCCTGAGAAGAAAGCGAACGCCGAGGCAAGCGCGTTGCCGGTGTTGTCGACGGGCGCGCTTGGCGGTGGGCCGCAGTCGAAGACGCACGCCATCGGCGAGACGCAGTACCACGAACACCGCAAGCGGTCGGGCGATGGCCCGCCGACGGTGCGCGTGGATTACTACGGCGCCGAGCCCGAGGGCGCGTCGGCGGCGTGGGTGCCAACGAAAGTGGCGAGCGAATGGATCTGCTTCGAGCACGAGGGCTTTGCGCGCGCGAAGGCAGCGAAATGGTGGGCGACGCACGTTGGCACG